CGCAGAGGACGAATTTGGCGTTGTATTCGGAGCAGTTTGATAATACATCTGGATGGTTCGCAAGTGCTGGCGTATCAGCAACTGCAAACACAACAGTTTCTCCTAATGGTATTCAAAATGCAGATACACTAACAACAACTCTTGTAGGTCATGCATTTTATCAAAGTATCGCAGTGTCCGCTGGGGTTACATACACATTCAGTTTTTACGCTTTGCGTGGTACTATGACTGATTTAAAGTATAGTGTGTACAATGTAACGGGCGCAAGTAATATAATTGCCCCAACATCATATTATTCTCAAACAAATTCCTCAACTTGGTCAAGAATAAATGTTACATTTACAACACCTGTTGGGTGCTCTGTTATTAATGTATACCCCCTTAGAGATAGTGGAGTTACTGGAACAGTATTTATCTACGGAGCACAACTTGAAGCGGGCGCATACCCCACCACCTACATCCCAACCACATCAGCCACCGCAACCCGTGTTGCAGATTCTTTCAGCCGAAACAACATCTACACCAATGGTTTGATAAGTGCGAGTGGGGGTACTTGGTTTGTGGAGTTGAGGAATAATATCGTTTATACGAGGGATGCGGGGAATACGGGCATATTTATTGGGGATGATACGAACGCCACCAATTCGTTTAGATTTAGAACATTTGGCGGTGGTGCAAGAATAGCAATAGTCAAAAGCATTGCAACAACCGAATCAACATTGTATATAACAACAACCGATACCGTGAAATTTGCAATCAAATGGAACGGCAGTACTGCGGATGTGTTTGTAAATGGAGTTAAACAAGTTAGTGCAACCGCATTCACGACAACTGCAATGGAATTTTTAATGGGAAACGCAAACGATTGTCCAAAGTTCATCCAAAATATGGCTTTGTTTAATACCCCCCTTTCCGACACCCAATGTCAAACCCTCACAACATTATGACCTTTACCAAATACGAATTCCAATCCCCAACCGAATGGGCAACATACAAAGCCCAAATAACCGACACGGAGGGTAATCCAATCAACTGCGCTATCGTTGAAATAGGCAACATCTGCCTTGCTCACGATGAAGAGGGAAACTGCACCGACCTTTCCCCACTCTATGCCGTGGATATTCTTTGGAACGATGAGCCGTTGGAATTATTCGCTACCAAAGAGGTATTTCCCAATCCCGTGGGGGTGCATACTTTCAGCGGGTGCGAAGAAATGTACTTGAAGAGATTTTGTGAGTTTAACCCTCTTTCTCCTTATTGCACAAATGAAGCACCTTAACAATGACACGGCAGCAGCGATTGCAACGGCTATTTCAGGCAGTTCGGCAGTCATCCATTTTACCCAAACTTGGCAGCCTGTTCTTTCTTTTGTTGCTGGTCTTGTTTGTATTATTTCGGGGGTGTTTGCGTCTCGTTACTACCATAGTAAGACTCACAATGGCAAAGGCTAAACAAACCAATTCTGCAATCTTCAAACCGAAGGCGAAGAATAAACTCGGAAGACATACAAAGCATATTAATAAACACAAATCGTGGAAACCAAAAAGAGGACAAGGTTGAAAGGTTACTTCCAACCAACACCAAAAAGATTCCGTGTGCTTGGAGATTCAATCGCAGCTGGATCGTTATTCATTGCCGGACTCAATCTTGACCATCCCAAGTTGATGCTGATTTGTGGAGTTGCTGGTGCAGTCGGAAAGTTTGTAACTAATTTCTTTGGAGATGAAGCAGATTAAATTCAACGGATACTACAAGGAGGAAACTCCAAAATCTCAAATCTATTTGCACCATACTGCTGGAGGTGGAGATGGTCTTGCCGTGTTCAAGAATTGGGAAACGGATCCTGTGAATGTTGCAACCTGTGTTGCTATCTCTCGTAATGGCGAAATAGTACAAGGGTTCTCATCAAAACATTGGGCATATCATTTGGGTTTGAAATCTGCACACTTCAAAGGGTTGCCTTTTATCAAACTTGACAAGACATCCATTGGGATTGAGATTTGCAATTGGGGTTACTTGGTAGAGAAGAAAGGCAAGTTCTTCAACTATGTCGGCAAGGAGGTCAAAGATGTCTGCAAACTTGAGAGACCATACAAGGGTTTTACCTATTTTGAGAACTACACCAAAGAGCAGATTGCATCAACCAAAGAGTTGTTGTTGTTATGGCGTGAGAAGTACGGCATTGATTTGACCTATCACGAGGATATTTGGGAAGTTACCAAAAGAGCATTGTCAGGAAAGAACGGAGTGTTCACTCATAACTCCGTAAGAGCAGACAAAATTGACGTCTATCCTCACCCCGATTTGATTTCAATGTTGCAATCACTATAAGTTGCTATTTGATTACGATGATATTCCAAAGGATTAATTTTCACGATAACAAACTGCCTGTCTTCAAGGAGAACAAGGCGAAGGGGTTCGTGACATTCGGAGCGGACAATCTTTATCCTGATTTCCTCGTTGAGTTATTCAATAAATCTCCCAAGCATAATGCCATTGTTTCTGCAAAAGCTTCATACATCGCTGGTATTGGTACTGAAGTAATCGGTCAAAACACCACCGACATCGCCAAAGCAGAAGCAAAACTGAAGAACATTAATGCTTATGAGACCTATGAGGAACTCAAAGCAAAGATTGCCTATGATGCGGAGTTGTTCAATGGGTTTGCAGTTGAGGTAATTTGGAATAAAGCAAAAACCGCACCTTCGGAGTTTTATCACGTCCCATTCAAAGACATTCGCAAAGGTTTAGATGGTGAGTTTGTTTATTGCGAGGATTGGACAAATCCAAAAGCGGACAAGATTCACTATCAACCATACAATCCCATTACGAGAGAATCAAAGCAATTATACTATTGCCAATTCTACCGTCCCGGTCAAGGAGAATATCCTCTTCCTGATTATGTAGGTGCGTTGAAATACATTGAGGTTGACACCGAGATTTCTAATTACTACCTGAATAGCATCAAGAACGGATTTACCGCTCAAACTCACATCCAGTTATTCAAGGGGATTCCAACACCTGAAGAAGCAAGAGCAACTGCAAGACGTTTCAAGGAAAACTATCAAGGTACTGACAATGCCGGTGGTTTGATTATTCAATACAACGATCCCACGGAGAAGGAGTCAGTTATCTCTAACCTTCAGCCTTCGGATTTTGACAAGCAATTTGACTTGTTGAATAAGACCGTACAACAAGAGATTTTTGTTGCCCATAAGGTCAATTCTCCGATGTTGTTTGGAGTGCGTGTGGAAGGTCAATTGGGTGGAAGAACTGAATTGGTGGAGGCTTATGAGATGTTCCATCACGCATACATTGAACCACGTCAACAAAAGATTGATGATGCTTTTTCTTATCTGCTTGAACCTATCGCACAGGTAAAGTTGGAAACCATCAACAAGCCACCGATTGGATTGGATTACCAAGCATTATTCACCGCTGGTGTAATTACAAACGAGGAAGCAAGAAAAGAGCTTGGATTGCCATTGATTACCGAAGTGAAACAATCATCTTTGAACGATGCTATAAATGCTTTGAGTCCTTTGGTTGCTAACAACGTGTTAAGCAATATGACCATAAACGAGAAGCGTCAGTTGGCTGGTCTTCCTCCTATCGCTGGAGGTGACGCATTACCATCTGCGTCTCCTGTGGCGTTATCAAAACAAAACCCCTTTGGTTGGGATGATGAGCGTGACTTGATTGTCTTCAACAAATACGGAGAGAAAGCAGAAGAGTTTGAAGAGGCAAGTTTTCAGTTTGCTGATGCGATTGAATCTGCCATCTTGAATGTGCTGAAAGAAAACAAAGGTCTTCAGGTAGGTGACATCGTTAACATCACAAAACTTGATGCAAAGGTTGTTGCTGATACGATTGCTAAACTTGCAAAAGCAGAACTTATTAAATCATATGAGGACGGTCTTGAAACAACTCCCAAAGGATTGGAAGAAATCAAGAACCTGCAAACTGAATTGGTTGTTCGCTATCAATACGGACTCGCTCCCGGTATACAAGGACCAATCATTATTCCAACATCAAGGGACTTTTGCAGAAAAGTGGAGGGAAGCGGTCGTGTATACTCAAGAGAGGACATCAATATGATGAGTGCTGAACTCGGATATGATGTGTGGAAACGCAGAGGAGGTTGGTATCACAATCCAACACTTGATGTCAACACACCACAATGCAGACATATTTGGGTTCAAAAATTATTGAGGAGACTTAAACGATGACAAATTTTGTATATTTCATAAGTACAACTTATCTCAAGGACAACACTCCTTTGAATGAGAATGTTGACGACAAATTGCTCAAGTCAGCAATCAAAGAAGCCCAAGAGATTTATGTGAGAGATGTCATCGGTTCAGGCATTTATAACGAACTGCAAACACAAGCCTTCGCTGGGACATTGACTGCTTTGAACACAACTCTTTTGGATTCATACATTGCACCTTGTCTCAAATACTACACCTTGACCGAGGCGATGCTTCCAATGACCTTCAAACTGATGAATAAATCGGTTGCATCAAGAGAGAGTGACAACGCTCGTGCAGTATCGGTTGAAGAAATGACAATGATTGAGGGCAGGTACCGTGACAAAGCTGAGTATTATGCCAATCGTTTGCGTGATTATCTGCGTACAAATACAACGGACTATCCTTTATTCTTGAATCCGGGCAATACCATTGACACCATCCGTCCCAAGAATACCGCATTTGTAGGTGGCATTTATCTTCCAACTTCACAAGATTGCTATTGGAACTATGACTTCCCCAACGAGGACAAATAAGTGGCAGAAAAACAACGAAGCAAAGCTTCTCAAATTCTTGAAGAATGACTCTAAACCAAATCATCAAAAAAATCCAAACGGCAGCAGAAAGCCATAAAATGGTTGGCAAGTTCGGTGTTGGTCAGCAGTCTAATATGACCGTTGAGAACATTGAATACTATCCTCTTGTTTGGTTGTATCCTGATGGGTTTAATCTTAACACCACCAACAACCTGATGACATACAACTTTGCTCTGCTGGTTATGGATCGTGTGTTTGAGAGTGAGAGTAACGTGATTGAGGTTCTTTCGGACACCGCTCAAATCATTGCAGACATATTCGCTTTGATTGATAACAACACCATCAATGATGAGGATTTTGAATTGGTAGTCACCTCCAACGCTACACCTTTCTATGATGCCAAAACCGACATTCTTTCAGGATATGCAATCAATTTCCAAGTCAACACTCCTTATCTATTTAATACTTGCGTTGTTCCTGTGTAGTGTGTTTGTGGCTTTCCTAAATTTAGAGAAGCCCATCCGCATTGAGAGACCTATCAACGTAGAGATGCACGAGAGAGTGGTTGAAAAGGAGAAACTCATTAGAGACACGCTAATCAAACGAATCAAGTCATTTGATACAATCTACCTTGACACGTTCAAACCTTCAGCAGATGGGCTTAAAAGTGCCATTGGATTGCATATCCATTTAGATACAACACTATGAAAAAAAATAATGTAGTGAGAATTGAAAAGAACTGGGAGGAAACAAAGGTTCTTTTAATCTCGGACTTACATTGGGACAATCCGAAATGTGACAGGGATTTACTCAAGAAACACCTTGACCAAGCTCTTAAGGGAAATCACGACATCCTCATTAATGGGGATTTGTTTTGTTTGATGCAAGGGGCATATGATCCTCGTAAATCAAAGAGTGACATCCGTACTGAACACAATGTCGCAAATTACTTTGATGCCATCATCAACACCGCAGTTGAATGGTTTTCTCCTTACGCTCACCTTATCAAGTTGGTAGGTTATGGCAACCACGAGACATCAATTTTGAAACGCCAAGAGACCGACATCATTGAACGCTTTGTCACCTTGTTGAACTACAAATGTAAAACGCAAGTTCAGGTGGGTGGATATGGTGGATGGATTCGCTACGCTTTCAATCAAAGTGATAGTAAAATGACATCATATGTCATTAAGTATATGCACGGATTTGGTGGTGGTGGTGCGGTAACTCGTGGAACTATCCAGCACAACAGGATGAGTGTAAACGTGGAGGGAGCGGATGCGATTTGGATGGGACACGTTCATGAAGACTACGAGTTGACATATACCGTTGAGCAATTGACAAGCAGAGACACGGTGATGCTTCGTGACATTTTAATGATTCGTACAAGTGCCTACAAGGAAGAGTATGGTGATGGCTCTAAAGGATGGCATATTGAAAGGGGAGCATCTCCCAAGCCCATCGGAGGTCGTTGGTTAATTATGAAGCCATTCCGTGATGAGAATATGAATCGGAAGATTTACGCTTACACTCATAAAACGATATGATAAAAGTTCAAATCATTCACGAGCAACGCAATGACTCTTGGCTTGAGTCCGTTGGTATAGAACCGGAGATTGTTCAAATCCTTGAGGATGGTGTTATCAATGAGAAAGACATCGTTGCAATCTCTGCGTATTACGAGAATACTCAATTGTTTATGCAAGGAGGACACATCTTGATGATTGAGGAAAACTATTATACCTTTGTAAGCAAATGGATGCAGTTAACCCAACCCACTACAAACAAGGAGATATAGAGTGCATTGATGCAATTGAGTCAGCAACCATCAGGAAGAAAGGACTCGTTGCAGTATGCACGGCAAACGTCATCAAATATCTTTGGAGGTGTGAGGACAAGAACGGACTGGAGGACTTGTACAAGGCGAAGTGGTATCTTGACCGTCTTATTTCGGAGAAGGAAAAACAAAGCAAGAAAACCGCTACTTTATAGGATGAGGATCCTGTTACTTTTGCTCTTTCCATTGACCAGCTATGGGCAAGTTCTTGTTGATACAAACACCATCAAACAAGCCAACCATTATTTGGTCAAGGGAGCGATTGCAAGAGAACAAGTATCGGTTCTTCGTAAGGTTGTAAAATCGGATTCCATCATAATTGCCGAGCAAGATTCCATCATTGTCAAGGTGAGAATCAACAACGCATATCTGCGAGAGAATAACAATGCCCTTGTGAGCGAAAATAAAGCCATCTCACGCACTTTGTCGCTATTCAAGAACATCTCTATTGGTTTAACCGTTTTAATGCTTATAGGATGGCTGAAATAGATTTGAGTAAATTAGGCGATTCACTTGATACATTCTTGGGAGAGGGTGGGAATGATGACCTATTGCATCAAATCATAGAAAATTGGTGGAATAATAAGGTTTATCCCGAAATCGCTCGGTCAATGGATGAGAAAGGTATCAACGCTTCATCAGCTTTGAAGCAATCCTTTGTACCGGGAGAGATTATCAAGACACCGACATCCATCAACACAATCCTTCTTGCTGAGGACTATTGGGAGTTTGTAGAATACGGAAGAAAGCCAACACGAAATGGGCATACTGAAGGGACTCCGTATTTGTGGCAGTCAATTAAAGAGTGGATTGCTTACAAAGGAATTAAACCAACCAATCCTGATATGTCTTATGAGTCACTTGCAAAGGCAATTGCTCGTAAGATTCACCGCAGAGGTACAAAGGCAAC